TCGACTTCACACGCTTGTTGTGCTTGAGCGCACGTTCATTTGCATTTTTTTTCCACTGTTCCATAACTAGTCTCCATTGTATGACTTGATAATTGATTTGGTCTGATGATGTGGTTTACCCATCAGTACCGTGTGCGCCTGATCAAATTTACGCACTACGCGAATGGCGTCCTGACGGTGATCGTCATCGCGCCAATCAACATGAGCCATGCTTTCCATGACGATGTCGATTTGATCCGGTGTCAAAATGACTGACACCGCGTCTTGGGAGGACTGTGAGTCCAAAAAGATTGCAGATTGATTCATAGAATCTCCTCGATAAGTGTAAAAGTTCAGGTGAACTTTTCGGCCTAGTCAGACCGATCCAGCACCCGACTCGCGGATGCTGGGGCAGGTGACTAGAGACTCGCCTTGACTACCTCTCCCCAAGGTGCGTCAGTGGCTCCAGTTGAGACCCACAGGACCGGATAGTCTGGGGCAGTCTTCGGGAAGTCATAGACGTACATATCGGAGAAGTAGATGAACGAATCACATGGCAGGCCATGCTGTTCGATGTAGTCGAACACAGGGGTGACTTCTGTACCGCCACGGCCTTTGGAGTTGATGGATTGAACGTCCTCACCCTGACCGTAGTAGTCCACAGATTGGACCTTCGCATCGCACCCGATCACTGTGATCGAGCGCGGTTGCATATCCTGCGCCATGCCATTGATCTCGCCAAGGAACACCTTCAGATCGTCGTCAGAAACAGACGCAGAGGTGTCACATCCAATCACGATATCGCCCGCACCGAAATGCTCGACAGTCGGAAGATAGATGTCATGAGGCATGAACTTCTTGTTCGGCTTGGCCCAAGTGAAGTCATCAGGTTGGTCACCTCCGACAAATACACGGAGCTTGTCACGCCAGTCAACCTGTGGCGTGGACATCTCATCGATCAGGTCTTCGATGCCAGCAGGAACTTTGCCCCGCATCTTGGCATTGGCATGGGCCGACAACACCTTGACGTTGATCTCAGTCTCAAGCTGATCCATTTCGGAGTCAGACATGGCACTGCCATCATCGTTGGAGGGTGCTTCGATCTCGCCAAACGACCAGCCGTCACCTTCAGGGATCTCGCCTTCGCCAGACTGAAGAAGGGTGTAAATCTTCTCCGCTGACATACCCTTGAACTGTGGGTCAAGAAGACCCCCATCAGGTAGCTCAAGACCAGCCTCGACGATGATAGGGTTAATCGCATAGTCAGTCGCGATATTCCAGAGCCTGTGATCGCGATTGCCCTCGCGCAGTGGATGCCTGTTGGTCACATGCATCACTTCGTGAGCGACCACACCCGTGATCTGCTCTGGCGTGTGGGCCAGAACAAAGTCAGGGCTGTAGCGGATTTGCTTGCCATCGGTACACATGGTGTCGATGCTGGTGTCCTCGACAAAAGGCAAGGACATCGCAAGTGACCCAAAGAACGGATGGTGAAGCATGAGCTGAGTCTTGGCCCGACTCAGCACCTTGATTGGATCAGTCATAAAACCTCCTATGCTACATTGCGCGATGCGACAACCAAATCTGCACCGCCATCAATCGCCCACTGCTGGAACGCCTTCTCTTTCTTCAGATCGTTGAAGCGATCCAGTGCAGTCTTCATGCCGAATGCGCTGAACTCACCCTCTGGAAGACGTTGCATGTAAGCGCAGAAATTGCCAGCGTTGTCTTTGTTGACACGATACGCAATGGCCGACACCACGGCATACATCACAGAAGGCTCAGAAGGAATCGGAGCATTCATGGGGTCACGCAGTGGCAGTTCAGGATCAGGCAACTCACGATAGACCTGCTGGAACGCCTTGAACTTGGCTGATGCTTCCGCCCCCAGCGTCCCGCACAGAGCGTGGAACTCGATCTCAGGCTCAAGGTTCATGCCGATGATCTGATCGGCCTTCTCCCAAGAACGTGGGGAAGGACAGGCCTTAACGTCCTTGTTGAACATTGACAGGTGTTCAGGGCTGAAAGCCAAGAACCCAGTGATCATCGGACTCGCACCAATGGTGTTGAAGTACCGGAGCGACTCATCGAGGAACGGCTCGACATCGATGTGCAGGAGCGCATCCTTCATGTGAGAAGGCATGGCGTTTGTACCAGCACGATTGGACAGGTCATTGCCAGCGCAAACCACTGACCAGCCATCACCGAGTAGATGCTCACCGATACGGCCATCGTTGACCAACTGTCGGGCCACGTTCTGATTGGCAACAGGGGCTTGAACCAGCTCGTCAAGAAACAAGATGCCACTGCCATCGATAGGCAACCAGCGTGGACGCGAACGAACCATTTCACCATCCTTCAACATTGGATAGCCTGCCAGCTCACCGGCGTCATACTCAGCCAGATTGATGACCACGCAGTCGATGCCAAGAGCATCAGCCACAGCGCGAACGATAGTGGACTTACCCAGTCCGGGGATACCCCAGAGCATTGGGACAATACGCTTCGATGACCAACCGTTGATAGCCATGTTGGACTCGACGGAAGCAGAGATGATCTGCTGTGCTTGTGATAATTTCATTTGTAGTCTCCTCAGTAAATTAAAAAAGTTCAGGTGAACTTTCCGGTCAGTGCGACCGATCAAACGCACCGCTGGGATGCGCTTGGGCAGGACACTGAAATCTAGTCTTCAAGATCGAACAACCATGCGAGAAAGCCGCCGAATCCAAGGACTAGAGAGAAAGAGGCGATCATCAAGATCGCCCATCCAAGCGTTAAGTCAGGCATCAAGTAACGCCTCCACTGTCTCGTTGATATCGGTAGACTCAGACTCAGCCTTACGCTGTGCTTCCTCAGCCTCAGTCTTGGACTTCAGCGCCTCTGCTAGCTTGCGCTCGAAAGTGACCATGTCAGCATCGTCCAGCTTGGAAACTGCCTTAACCAGCTCATCGATAGGGTCGACGGGGTCTTTGACAGGTGCGACGAACTTGGCGATCTGCGCTTGAGTCTGGAGGTTCTTCTCAGCCATCAGCTTTGACACCTCACCGAATACAGCGTTCTGATCCGCTGGATCGACTTCCTTCGGAATGGCCTTGAACTCTTTAGACAGCCTGTGCATGACCTTGGCGGTGCTTTCGCTCAGGCGCTTCAGAGAAGTCTTAGACTGAACCCCAGCCTCCATGAGTGCTTCGATCAATTGACCGTCACCCTTGCCGCGCTCCTTGCCAATTCCCTTGGGCCAAGCGACCTGCTTTTCACCCCGCTTCACTGGGTAGATCGACTGACAAACCATGTCAGTCATGACCAGTAGATACGATTCCATGATCGCGTTACTGATCTCAGCTTTCGCACCAGCAACCTGTGATTCACCGCCAGTGATGACGTTTTCCAAGCGGCCCAACTCAGATGCAGAATTTAAAGTTAAAGTTTTCATAATAAGTCTCCCTAGACTATTAAGTTTCAAAGCGGTCAGTGTGACCGATACAGCGCACCACTGGGATGCGCTGAGGCAGGACACTGATTAAGAGAAGTCAGGCGTTACGATCTGTTCGAACACAAGTGCCTTGATCACAGCACTTTGAAGCTCAGCGCGAACCTTGTAGGCACTGGCAGAAACCCGCTTACGGCCATAGCCGTTTGGGTTTTTGATTGTTGCTCCTCCAAGCTTGAATGCGCGTTGGAAGTCCATCATTCCGTACTTCGCCTTTGGCTGAAAGCCATCATCGAACGTACCAGCAACGGAATAGGTGCGACGATTCGGAAGGGTTACAACAGCAGTGAAAGACGTAAATCCATCGAATGGCTTAAGTTCAGTGATTGTTGTTGGTGCATAGTCAGTCATAGTAGTCTCCTCAATCTTGGGTGTTGCAATGAAGTTTTCGGTTTCGATAATTGGGTTCATAATAGTCTCCTCAATTTTGTGTGCGGTCAGTGTGACCGATACAGAACCCTTGACAGGATGCTGAGGCAGGACACTAACAGAGACAGGCATTACAGCCCGCCTCAAACACTAAAACCCCGAACCAACTTGCAAGCGTTCAGGGTAGTTCAAACAATGACGAATGACTCAGTAAAAGGCACTGCTGATCTAACTTGGCTTGGGTCACCCCCTTTGCGCGTCCGATTCACACGATCCGCTTGTCAGCTTGGCACAGACACCGTCTGTCACCGTCTCCCATCTCTCGCAGTTCCTGCGGGCGACACACACGCCGAAATGGGGGGCGTGGGTGCTTATAGCCGTTTTGCATCAGGTCTGGTATGACCGAGGGTCTGCCAGCTCACCGACTCGCCTGAAATGGCGTGGGCCTGCGTTGGAGTCCGCGATGTCCACTGAGTGGAGGCATCGGGGCTTGGCCATGATCAGCATAGGTTCGCACCACTAAGCTGATTGGTCAGTCAACATAGGATCTCTCCACTAAGCTGAATGACCGGCCCTCTCCGGCCCAAGGTGCGAATCCCAAGTTGGGTAGAGCACCTTTCGATGGCCCATTATAAACATAAAGATGGGGACAGTTGCAATAGGTTTGAATAAAAAAGTTAAAGAAAGTTATAGATGGTGAGTCTATCCCAGTAATCACGCCTGTTGTAGGATGATTCTAAAGTTCAGCTAAACTTTACAAACGCCCGAAACACGCACGGCACTGAGGAAAGATTATGGAATTAATAGGAGGGACAGACAGTCCCAGAAGGTTGACTAATAAGCAGAGGAAGTTCTGCGAGCTGATGTCAGGAAGGGGGAGTGAAACCCACACGATGGTGTCGGCGTATCGAGAAGCCTACGACACAGAGAATATGAAGGATGCCACCTGTCGCAAGGAAGCGAACCGTCTGATGAACAACCCCCTCATTACCAGAACAATTCAATCGTACTTGGATGAGGAGAAGCAGTCTGCGTTGCATGATAGCGCCCGCTTGAGGAGGCTGGTGTTAGAAAGGCTCCATGTGGAAGCGACGAATGAGCACAATAGCGATGCCAGTAGGGTGCGGTCACTGGAGCTGTTGGGCAAGACCGTGGCGATGTTCAGTGATCGTGTCGAGCAGGTAGAGTCCAGCCGATCAGCCAGTGAGATCGAGCAGGAGCTGATAAATCGTCTTGCAGAACTGGGGGTATCGTCCAAAGCTGGGTGACTCCCTCACCCCCCACCCTAGGGGTCACCCCCAAAGTCGATGCACCTGCGCCCACACCTGCTACGCACTATTCCACACGAACAATTAGCAGAAAATGATACTACCCCTCCCCTTTGCTTTTTAAATCGCATACAGGGCTTCTCTGTGCGTTTTAGAGTGCCATCCAACATCGGTAGGTTCACAGATGCGGGTTTGAAAAATAGATGTGATTAGTGAAAAGTTCAAATGAACTTTACTTGTTTAGATAGGTGGGAAAAGACATAGTCTAGACTAAGTTCATATTCTAAACTCTTTAAAATCTTTTTGATTTTAAAATATTCTAAACTATATAGTCTAGACTATATATGCCATATGGTTAATATTTTATACTATTCAGAAAATCTTGTAAATACATTGATGGAAAATTATCTATCATCGAAGGGATGTGTTATGATCATCAAACGTAACTAGTCTCCCAGTTACTGTACACGGGGGGAGGCCGTATGGCCCCCTCCATTTTTAAACATGGGAATCGGGAGTGACCATGCACTTTAAAATTATCTACGACAGCGGCGAAAGCTCTTTCGCTTATGAAATTAACTCATCTGATGGCGACCTTGATGCGATATTTATCGGCATCAAAAGTTTTATCACCACTATCACAGATGTTGATGAAGAAGAATTCGACCCAGATGACGACGAGCCTATGTAATGCTGGCCAACATTGACCAGAGTCAGGTTCAAAACATCCTACAAACACTGCCGCCTACAGAAAAGCAGGAACTTCTCAAACTACTTGAAGACCTAGATAAGGCGAAAACACGGGAAAACAGCAAGACTGACTTCCTGACCTTCGTTCGGCACGTTTGGCCTGCGTTCATTGCTGGCAGGCATCACAAAACAATGGCTGAAGCATTTGAAAAAGTGGCAAATGGTGAGTTGAAACGCCTGATTATCAATATGCCACCCCGACATACCAAGTCAGAGTTCGCTTCTTACCTGTTTCCTGCATGGTTTTTGGGTAGATATCCACAAAAAAAGGTCATTCAGACCGCACACACCGCAGAATTAGCGGTTGGCTTTGGCCGGAAGGTAAGAAACCTGTTCGAAAACGACGATTTTAAGGATATTTTCCCTGATATTGACCTATCCACGGACTCAAAGGCGGCTGGTCGCTGGAATACCTCCAAGGGTGGGGACTATTTTGCTATCGGGGTGGGTGGTGCAGTGACTGGTAAGGGTGCTGATGTGTTAATCATCGATGATCCGCACTCTGAACAGGACGCCGCAGTCGGTGCGTACAATCCAGAGGTGTTTGATAAGGTCTACGAGTGGTATACCTCTGGTCCACGCCAGCGTTTGCAACCGGGTGGCGCGATTATTATTGTAATGACACGCTGGTCTACCCGTGACCTGACCGGACAGATCATCAAGAAATCAATCGAACGCGAAGGTTCAGATGACTGGGAGCTGATCGAGCTTCCTGCGATTATGCCAAGCGGCAATCCCATCTGGCCTGAGTTTTGGCCTCTGACCCAGCTAGAGGCGCTAAAGGCAGAGCTACCCGCATCGAAGTGGTCTGCCCAATATCAACAGAACCCCACAGCGGAAGAGGGTGCGTTGATCAAAAGAGAGTGGTGGCGTAGTTGGGAGATGGATTCTCCGCCACCATGCGAAGCCATTATTCAGTCTTGGGATACGGCATTCCTTAAAACCCAGCGATCTGACTACAGCGCCTGCACAACATGGGGTGTCTTTTACCACCCCAACGATGAAGGCAAGAGCGTTCCCAATCTAATTTTACTCGACAGCTTCAAAGACAAGCTGGAGTTTCCTGATCTTAAAAGAAAAGCGCATCAACACTATTGGGAATGGGAACCGGATCAAATGATCGTGGAAAAGAAAGCATCTGGTGCGCCATTGATATTCGAACTTCGGGCGATGGGTATCCCTGTCACGGAGTTCACCCCATCCAGAGGTCAGGACAAGATAGCGAGAGTCAACGCTGTCTCTGATCTGTTTGCTTCCGGTGTGGTCTGGGCGCCGCCAACACGATGGGCAGAAGAAATAATCGAAGAATGCGCCTCTTTCCCTTCCGGTGATTTTTCT